AACGAAACTTTCGAACGTCACCCGAGGCAAAATGTTATAGTCCTCGGGAGTTGTTAAAAGACGCTCGTTAGTTAGTGCGTTTCCTTCTTCAGTCACGAGCCACTTGTCAATGGCTCGGGTCCTACGGAGTTCCGCAGGATCAGTCGACTCGTCAACATACTTAGAGAAGATCTCACCCTTAAGGTAGTCAGTCTTCACTGACCCCGGCAGGGCTAGGATCAACTCGCGGAGTGTTGACGTAACGCTCGGTGGAACCGGTTGGATGATTCCAGACTCGGATATCCGCTGCCTTTTCATTCGGTAATCCTGAATGAGAGACCAGAAGGGGATTATTCCCCTTCCAGATGATAAGGAGAACAATCAGCGTCACGCACAGAAACAGTGCGAGCGCCAACCGCTCTCCGCTACCATTGTGGAGCATGTACCTATTCCTTACGGAAGAAGTATGCCAGTAGAGATATTAGTGCGCAAGCACCCCAAAAGAGTGCAAGGCATTTCATATCAATACAGGCCCTCCAGGTCGCGGATCATGCCGATGACCATCGGGTTTTCACCCGAGTTCAAGAACGACCACACCTGGACCATGAGATCATCGCGATCATTCGCGGTGCTCGCACCGTCCCAGTTGAAGCTCAGTTCGGCATAATTGGTCCGAGTCACGGTCTTACGGACGATACCGTTTACCGAGACATCCTCGACGACCGGCATCGCGAACTTGACGGTGATTTTCACCTTACCGCCAGAGGTACGCGACGTCGACATCGAGATACGGCGATCCCCAAGGGGAACACCGGTCGACTCGACCAGAGTCGCCACGCCACCCGTGATATCGCGGGGTTTGTAGGCGTGCTTGACACCATCACGACCAGTGAGACTGGCCGGAACGAATTGAGGCATATATTGTCTCCAGCGCGTTTGTATATAGCGCTTGCTGAACCAAGGCGGAATTGCCTAGGTTATTCGGTTTGGTGTGGACTCACGCTAAAGGTTCTGGAATATTAACGCCAGAGCGTTTAAAACGTGAGGTGTCGAGAAAGGATTCGACTTCCCATAAAGGTCCGGTAATTCGAATTGAGTAAAGGGAACCCTATCAAAATTGAAATGGGCAACCTCCATCAATCCGCCATTCCGGGAAGACGTGAACACCGCGGTATACCGCGTTGATCGATATCCTTCGGCGAAAGCGAGGCCCGCACTAGCGGATAATGAGCTGAGCATATTACCGATTGGAATAAACCAATCAATAACAAAAGAGAATGGGATCAACTCCCACGCAATCTCAGCCGGGTTCAAGAGACCATACGTATCGGCGGCCACAAGGCCTTCGTTCTGTATGATACCCTTGTACACGACACGGGTTTCCCCAATGCACTTCCAAGTTTCAACGAACCCTTCTGAAGTGGTCCGCTGACTCTCAAAAGTCGCACGTCGTGTGGCAGAGGCTTTGACCTCGAGTCTGTTCTTTTGCCTTGGTTTTGCCAAGGTTTGAGCATTCTCGTGGATAGCCTGTATGAGTGGTTTCCACCCATACTGGAGCTCCAACCATAAATCGGCCGGAGTACCATGCCTACCCTTTCTCAAGTTGAGACCGAGGACCTTTGCCGCGAAGACAAAGTTCCCAAGTCTAATTGCACGATAGGCCGTAAGGACTCTCCTGCAGTCTTGAGCTATCATCATTACAGTCTTTCTGGCTTCTGCCAGGTCAGCGCCGTTCTGCAATTTCCCATCGCGCAAGCGATTGAGAGCAGCGACGTTCGCCTCACGCTCACGTTCCTTCAGATCCGTGATAAACCTCATTGGAATATCAAGGGCCATAGGTTTGTAAGCGACAGAAATATACCTTTGAACCTCGCGTATCAACGCATAAGGTTCGTAGGGATCTCTGTAAACTACTTCCGTGAATTTCTCGGGCTCATCTCTGAGCATACGATAGATTCGCCGGTTATAGTATTGAGGGCTCTTCCGATCTCCCTGAACGGGAGCCGGCTTA